CACGCCTTGGTAGCCTTGAGCGCGATAAACGACACCCTGACCGCGCGCGTCTGAGCCGAGCCAAAACACGCTGTTGTCGAGCTTGGCGACCGAGTAAGGGGCTAGGCAGCCGATCTCGTTGTAGGCGCCTTGGATGCGCTCCAGCGGGAAGTCGGGGTTGCCAGAATTGTACCAGACCTCAACCGAGTTCGTGCCAAATAGCCACGCCTCGCGGTGGTCGATAATGATCGACACCAAGCCGTCCGGTGAGCCCTCGGCGCTCGCAAAGTCAAGCGGGTCGATGGAGAGGCCATCGAGCAGCGCCGTCACCCAGATGCGCTGGCTGTTCGGTTCGTTGAAGACGAAATAGCCGTCTAGGTAGCCGACCGTTACCGCGCCAGGGAAGTCAGGGTCGGTGATCTTTTGGAAGACGTTGGTATTGCTGTTGTAGATGTACCCATCAGGGTTACACGCTACAAAGATTTGAATACCGTTGTCAGCCATCGACACCGGACCAGTGCCGGCGATGTCGCCGAGCTTGGTAGCGTTAAGCCCTGCGTCAACCTTGTAGAACTCGCTCCCCGAGGCGACGTACAGATTGTCGCCCAAAGGATACAGCGCACGGATGGGGCCGGAACCCACGTCCATGTACTGCCGCAAGCCGGGGCAACGCTGAAGATACGCAGGCTCTTTGCCGGCCTCGGGGATGACCTCGGGGTAGAGGTTCACCATCCGAGCATCGGCGGCGTTTACGCTGCGCGCAACGTAAGACGAGCCCAGGATCGGCGTTTTCATTAAAAGTTACCGGCGTAGATGTTGTACCGATTGCGACGGGCGATGATGCTGTACGGCATCGCCATAACGTTGTTGGGGTTGTTGATGCGCTTGAGGTTACGCTTGCTGTACATCGCAACGCGGCGCACGTCCGGTGCCGGCTCAACGCCAAACTCCGGTGCCAGCTCCAACGCCAAGTTATACCGAAACGCCCGAAGGTACCCAGGCGGCATGAGGATTTCGGTGCTGAGAGACGCGGGGTCCAACAGCCGCTGCACCGAAATAAAATGAAACTCCAGCACCCGATTTGGCACCGGATAGACCGACATGGAGATGTTCGGAAACGTATTGTTGACGAACATCACCTGCGGATAGGTGCTCTGCACGGTCTTGACTGCAATGTTGTTGTACTGCAGCTGGTTGATGAACTTGATGCCGTACGACACGTTCGTAGACGGGTCGCGGAAAAAAGTCGAGTCATCAAGCAAAATTGGACGCTGCTGTGCCGGAACGGGGTTGCCGTCTTCCAAGGACAGATAGTCGTCGTCTTGCGTAATAATCGGCACCTCAGACTGTGTGCCGAGTACATAAACAAAGTCGCCCGTTGGACCAAGCGTCTGAATACGCTCGCCGGCAGGCCACATGTAAGTCTGGTCTTGGGTGCAGAACACGGCGAGGCGCTCAGTGTTCCAGCTATCCACCATCTGATCGAACGCCGAAAGTGCGTCCTGTGCCATCGAAGCCGACGGCGTTTCGCCCTCAGCCAAGATGCCCAGCAGACGCAGCGCCCCGTTGATTTGATCGCCCGCTGTCGCCATGGCTTACTCCTTCCGCTTTCGACGCGCCTTTAGCTCGTTAACGACCGGCATAGGTTCCGGCGACGCAGCAGGGTCTTCCTCCTGCGCCGCCGGTTCCAATGGGTCATATTCTTCCCACCCGTGCTCGTAGTCCATAGCCGCTTCCAAATCGGAAATGGCTATCTTTAGCCCATGCACGGGATGGCGAAGATATATGTTCATAGTTACGGCAGAAGCCCGTAAGCCTGAAACCGCGACTCCAACTGAGCAACGCGAGTCTGGAGATTTGCAATCACCGACAGCACCGTGTTGCCTTCGTTTTTAGTAACAAAGCCAAACGGGGTCGTCTGAGTCAAATCCTGAATCGCAAAGTCGGCCGGAGACGGAGCCGTGGACGTAATCGTCGTAAGCTGGGCCGTAAGAGCCGCACCTTCGGAAACCGGCGTCGTGCCGAAGAATCCGACCGTACCGCCTGCCGACCCAATTACTGCGCCGTCCAGCTCGGGGTCCGAAAACGCAACGCCAACCGCCTTAGTATTAGGCATACAAAATACTCCTATGAGCAGTGCCCCCTACGGTATCACCCGTAGGGGGCGTTTGCCATTACGAAATGCGGTAGACAGTCCAGGCATTGTCGCCGGTCTTGCGGCAACGGAAGTGGCCCGACGTACCCGCCGAAACCGCGCCCGCGCCCACAAGCGTCCAGCCCGTGCCAACCGCCACCGTAATCGCATCCGAACCGGCCGCGTCGATGTTGATGACAAAGAAGTCGAACGCCGCGTCCACCTTCTCAGCGGACGAGTAGGCCGCCTCCCAAAGAGCAACGGTCGGAAGGACAAGGTTGCCCGCCGTGCCGTTGAAGGTGAAAAGACCGTTCGCCAGCTCAGCCGGCGTTGCAGTCGCACCCGCCGTGAGCGCCGTGGGGGCGCCCTGCGGGAAGATCAGCGGTTCGCCGACATTACCAGCACCAACCTGGTAGCCACTAGTACCGTTAGGAATTGCCATTTTTAGTTACTCCGTGAATAAGGTTAAGAATTAGCCCCAGATGCGGCAGGCCATCTGCGGACGGATCACCGAGTAGCCATACAGCACGTCGATACGGCAGGGCATACGGTCGTTGTTGATGTCGTACTGACGGACAACGCGCATGGAGATGCCGTTGTGGACCTGACGCGACGCCATGTCAACGCCCTGCGGGAGCAGGAGGTCGGCGGTGGCAAACGTGATCGCGTCCTTGTGGTACACCAAGTTCTGAGCGTACTGGCCGCTAGCGGCACCCACGTAGGTCACGACATCGCTGGCGGTCGGCAGCTTGCTGACCGTGGCGAGGGCGTGCGTCGGGCCGTAGACCGCCGGCAGGAACTCCACATCCACGAACTCCGTAGAGGCCGAGGTGACGGTGTTCTGCACAACGAACTGCTGCAACGCGCCGGTCGACTCGCGGGTCTGCGGGTTAACCGCATACACGCCAGCGATCGTGAACACGTCGCCCGGAACGAGGGTGAGGCCGTCGGTCACGTTGTCGAGCGTCAGCTTGGTCGCACCGTTGACGAGCGTCGTCTTCACGATCGGGGTGTCCGCGCGCGAGGCCGAGCCGTTGGTGTGCTGCTTGATCGACTGAGACATGTTGATCTCGTCGTAGCCGAGGATGCCTTCGCCCATCATGCCGTTCTTGAACTGACGGCTGATGGAGTCCACCGGGTTGAACAAGCCCTTCATGCCTTCAACGAGGCCAGCGTTGGCAGCCGGGTTAACGGTTGCGTAGCGCGGGGCCATGCCGGCGGCGGCTTCGTTCAGCTTCTGCTGAGCCTGCAAGAGAACCAGCGAGGTGCCGGGGGTGACGCCAGGCGTACCGACCGACTGGTAGATTTTCTTGAAGCTGTTGGCCACATCGGCGTCGATGCTGGACGCCAACTGGCTGATACGCGGCTTGAGCACGCGCTCGGCGAAGTCGTCCAACTGGAGGGCCATTTCGGCGCTGGTAAAGTTGACGCCAATGTGCTTCTGCGAGGCGACGGTGAGCGTGGTGAACTGCTCGTTGTCGTCCTGCACCTGAAGCGCGGCGCCGTCGGTCACAAGGGCGCGATCCGGCAGACGGATGCGGAGGGTCGAACCAATCTTGGCACCTTCGACAGCGAAGCTGTCGTCGTACTGACGGTTCACGTTGCGGGTGATCACCAAGTTGTTCTCAAGAATTTCGAGAGCCTTCCGGGTGATCATGTCAATAGTAAGCAGTGTATTAGACACAGTAAATCTCCAAAAAAGAAGTTAGCGGTTACGTCGGGCTTCCCACTGTTTAATCTGTCGCAGACGCTCGGCTTCAATCCACTCTGACGTGCTCATGTCCTTGACGGAGCGGGGGTCAGTCGTGTCTCGGGCCGGTGCGCCGACGGTTTTAGCCGTCACAGGCTTAATCGGCGGGGGCGCATTAGTTGTCTTTTTAACCGGCGGATTGTCGGTCAACTTGACCTCAATCTTACCAATCTCCTTGGCTTGCAGGTATGGCGACAAACGGGAAATACGTTCAGCCTCGCGGGGGTTAGAGCCCAAGTAGTACGCTACGTCGGGGCCAACATCCGAAGCCTGAATCGTCTCGGCCATCACGTTCGTGATTGGCAACGCCCTGTTGTACACGACTTGCTCAAAGTCGTCGTACTTCTCAAAGGCCGCTTCCTCACGTTCCTTATAGGCCGTCAACAGCTCGCGCTGCTGCCGATCCGCCTCACGCTGGGCCAGCAATTCCTCCGCCTTACGGGCCGCAAGGGCGTCCGTATAAGCGTCGGGGTCGATGTCCCGGTCAGGCAGCGTGGCAGGCGTCTGGGCCATCGGCTCAGGCGCTTTCAACGCTTGCTCTCGTTCCCACTTGCGACGTTCCCGTGCAAGTCGTTTACCTACCAGCGCGTCGAGCTCCTCTTGGGAGAACGTCTTGGCAGGCTTTTCCTCCGGCGGGGTTGCCTCTTGAGCAACAACTTCGGGTTCCGGTGCAGCCGTAGCAACCGGTTCCGGCGCGGGCACTTGTTCCGCTACTACTTCAATTTCAGACATTTTGATTCCTAATGAATCCCTGGTCAACCGGGCCAGTACGGGTTAAATATATCTTGTTGCAAGAAAACGTCAAGTTATGCGGCTATGTTGGCCATTGCTTTCCAAGTGCCGGGAGCGCCCGCAGTCGTACAAACGTCGCCGGGGGCACCCCCCGCAACAGGAGCGGTGCGCCACGATATGTCACCAACGGCCCATGTTCCGTCCGAGGGGGCCGCTACTGCCGCTACAAAAGCGTTAGTGTCGTCAGTTACTCCATCGCCCACAGCTCCATAATCCCTAACATTGATGGGCGATCCGGTAATTAACGAATATGAAACTTTTGTAAGTGCCATTTTTTTATACGATGTAAGTAACCGAACCAACAAGATACTTGTCAGTGACGTTGCCATCCGAGTTTACTACGGCACCCGTATCGGCATCCGCGTAAAAACGAATGGTTGTTCCCGAAGGGTTAATCAAAATGCCGTCTCGGTTGACGGCCACATCGTAGTAGGTCAGCGCACCGCCGTTGCTCTTGGTGTTGGCACTGAACGGCAGACCGGTGATAGTCACCGCGCTCGCGGCGCTGGTGCCGGTCAGACGGACGTAAAACCAACAGGTCACTTGACGGCCAATCCGGTTGTAGAACCCTGTCTGGTCGATGTAGGTAATACCAGTCCATCCAGTTACCGCCGGCGTCCAAGTCCCTTCCTCATACCAGTTTAGCAACTCGCTCGTCATTCCCGCCGCGGGGGTGTTAGCGGAGAAGTCGATGCCTTTGGCGGCGGTGCCAACAACAAAGTTTCCGGCGGTTGCTTTTACGTCTTTTGATGTTGCGTCAACATTGATAGCTTCGCTGCTTCCGCCAACGATCAACTTAAAACTGCCGCCCGAAGCAATACGCGCACCTTGGATGTTGTCTTCCGGTGTCATGTACACCGCAGTATTCAAGTTATAAGCAAGCCCTTTACCGGCTACAACTTTTACAAATCCGGTGTACGCCGTATCACCAAACGTATTTTCGCCAGTAAACGTCTGCGCCGCATCAGTTCGAGCAGCGGTAAAGTTTGCGTTCGGCGTAGTCATTACGCGAGTCGTGCCAGCGCCAGGTCCAGCAACTTGAAGGATGCCGGTGGTTGCGTTGGAGCGCACGTTCTTGACGGTAAGATCGTCAGTAGCGACTTTTACAGTGCTGCCGCTTTGAACAATAGGAAGTACCTCTGTTCCCGCAAGAGGCGTTGAGGCACCAGTTAACTGCGAAATTTTCTTGTCAGCCATAATTTGCTCCTTAACTCATTAGGTCAGGCGTCGATAGCCCCAACCAATCGTTTGATTTACGCCGGAAGTTTGGGTTACCCGTACACCAGACCCTGAAGTTGAAATAGAAATGTTCGCACCAGCTTCACCGCCAATTACAGCCAGTTCTCCACCATCTGCGCCAATTCTGCTAGACGCCATATAGAGCGATCCCGCAGCGGCGTTTGGCCTT